GTACTTCCACGATGAGGGCGTAGTACCAGAAGAGAGAATGGCAGGCGACTGTGCTTGTATCTTCCCTAACAACTGGACGCCTATTCCCCCATACGATCCTAACTTTGTACAGACAGCAGAGATTACTCTAAAGAATGATATTAGATTGCACACATTCTTACCGCACATGCATTTCCGTGGTAAGAGTATGAAAGCAACTGCAATCTATGCTGATGGCACAGAAGAAGAATTAATTGATATTCCTCGCTACGATTATGCTTGGCAACTTTCATACACATGGAAAGAGCCTAAGTTTATTCCTGCAGGAACTCGTTTGTTTGTAGAGGGTGCGTTTGATAACTCAGCAGACAATCCAATGAATCCTGATCCTAGCAGAGAAGTGCCATGGGGACAGATGAGTGAAGATGAAATGTTCTTCGGTGCATTTACTTGGAAGAATGTAGACTAGTTATAGTTTACTAATAGGCGTAGAGCTTGAAGCAGTCATATTCCATTTTTGCTTCTGTTCTACGCCTTTCTTTTGAGCAAATTTCTTACTATCGCAGTTCTTACATACGTGAAAGTAGGAATTACTTAGTCGCTTAGGATCCATACTACCTCTAGAACGTTCAAACTCTTGATCGCAACTGTCACATCTAAATACACACATAGTAACTTCGCGTGTATAGGCGTGTTCCTTGCCCATTTTGCTAGTACGCACATGCCGTGTTTGCTTTTTAAATTCTCTTATGAACATAACTATATTTACATTAAGATTATAAAATTAAATAATAAATACTATCATAGAAGGACAAATCATGGCAATCTGCACACTAACTGACACAGCAAAAGCACAAATAGACACTATCTGCGAAGAAAATGAGTGCTATGCAGTTACGCTTAATCTTAAAGGTGGCGGCTGTGCAGGATTTGAATATGAATGGGGAACTATTAATAGTCCTAATGAGTTAGAAGATGGTGACGAAGTTATAAAGACAGACACTAATTGTACCTTTGTAGTAGGTAGCACTAGTTTAATGTTTTTAATTGGCACTGAAATAAATTACAAAAAAGATATTATGGGTTCAATGTTCGAAATCATTAATCCTAACGCACAATCAGAATGTGGATGCGGTGTAAGTGTAAATTTTGATATAAACAAACTAACAGCAGCAATATAAACGGAGCAATATATAAATGGCAAAGCAACAAATTGATATCGGCATTGAAGGTAATGACGGCACTGGCGACAGCATACGTGAGTCGTTTCGTAAAGTAAACGAAAACTTTCAAGAATTATATGCTGTATTTGGTATTGGTGGACAGATATCATATACGGATTTAAGTGATACTCCTAATACATATGAAGGCAATGAAAACAAGATACCGTCTGTTAAAAGCAACGGATCCGGTATAAATTTTTTACAACTTGCATCTAATAATGCATTAGACGGAACAACAGATACGATTGGTTTTGATTTTAGTGTTGATGGAAAACTTATTATTAAACAACTTGTTTCTAAAGTTTCGAATGACCCTACACCGACATTGTCAGGGCCAATGAATGCATCAGCACAGCCAATTGTTAATGTAGCAACTACACAAGCAGCACTTGAAGAATTTAATTCTACATACGGAACAAACTATGATTTGGGTTCATTAGTAATTGATAAAAATTACGGAGATAGAAATTATCAAACAAAAGAAGTATCGGGCGGCGGACTACGTCTAGACAACGAGCCTGCAAGTGCAGCAGGATATGTATTTACTGCTAGCGGAATATTACAGCAAAATTTAACATTTGCATCAGCCCATGGATTATCTGAAGCATATAATGGCGCTCCATTTGTATTCAAATCAACAGGATCTAATCCGTTTGGTATTCCAGCAAATGGTATTGTTCATATACGCATAGTTGATACAACTACTATTAGATTATTTGAAACAGAACAAGACGCACTTACAAACTCCTTAAATAATATAGCGTTGTCAGGCGGCACAGGTACATTTACAATTACTGATGCAGCATACGACAGTGAGTTAGAAGGCTTTTGGTTAGATAATGTTGCTGTACCACGTAAGAGCATAGTAAGGCGACAAGGCGATACTATGACAGGTGTATTAAACTTGTCAGACCATCCAGGTGAATTAAGTGGATTTGGTTTACCTAACAGTACAGACGATTTACAGGCTGCAACAAAATTATATGTAGACAACCTTGCTGCATCTAGTGAAGTTAATCTTTATGTTGCACAAAATGGCGACGATAGACAAACAAATACTCCTCGAGGTAGAGAAGGACGAAATCCTGCATACGCATATAGAACAATAAATGCAGCGGCACGGAAAGCAGAAGAAGTTATTATTACTGCTCCGTATGAACCTGGTCCATACATGCAGACCATGACATACAATAATGGCGAAAGTGTTCCTAATATTATAACAGCTGGTGCTGATCCTACAGACGCAATCGGCGGAATACTACGTACTAATGCAAGATCAAGAATTATAAAAAATAAAGAGTTTATTCAGAAAGAAGTAACATCGTATATTAATGCAACATATCCAGACTTTGTAGGATCATACGACGAAGAGATATGTGAAAGAGATATAGGTTATATTCTTGAAGCTGTTACTTTAGATGCATTACTAGGAAATAACGCAAACTATCTGTCTCGCTGGAGCGGATTTAGATATTATTCTAATCCAAGCGCACAAAAAGCAATTGGTAGTCAAAAAATTGAAACAGTGGCAGGTATAGAATATGCTAGAACAATTGTACAAAACATTATTGCAGGTACTCCGGTTGCTACAACATACCAAAATCGTGTTACCCAAATTTTTGAAGAAGTAGTTGATGACGTTCAGGTTAATCAACCTGATCCAGCTGCTGATACTGCTATTGACGGAAAATTTGAATTAATACTTCAAATTATTGATGACGGACCTTTACAAGCTCCAACAGTAGTTGACGGTAATACAGTATATAAAATTAATCTTAACAATGGTAATTTTGGATTTATTGATCAAGCTAACCCGGAAAACACAGATATTATTCCGGGTAAAGTAGTACGTGGTAAAGATTCCGGAGCGATAGGTAGAATTATTGAATATAAAACCGGTTCAGGAGGATTGTCTCCAGCTTCTGACGTAGACCAAATTGAAATACAGTTACTTGAACCTATTAACTTTTTGCCAGGAGAACAATTAGAATACGGCAACATTGTAAGAGAAACACAAGTTACATTACTTGTCGAATCAGGAATATATTACGAAGATTATCCTATACGTGTTCCAGCAAACGTAACAATTTTAGGGGACGAATTTAGACGTTGCCTAATACGTCCTAAAGATCGTATTTCGCAATCACCTTACGCTGGTACTTTCTTTTATAGAGATAGAGAATTTGATGGGTTAGTATTAGGTCGTAGTGAAATTGGTACAATAAGTGTTACAACACCTGCAGATGGATCACGCACGGCTGGAGTTTATACAATTACAGATCAAGACTATACTTCAACTGGTCTTGGTAGTGATGCAATTTTCTCTGTTACAATTGATTCGATCGGAGCAATAACAGATGTTAGCTTACCGAATAAAGGAAAAGATTTCCAAGCGGGTGATTTAATTACTATACCTGATTCGCAATTAGGATCAGGCGGCGCACCAAATGTAATTATTAAAATAGACAGTATACCTAATGGTGTTGAATATATCAATCCATCAACAGGAAAGGTTGATGGATACTTTGGATATCATTACTTGCGTGATCCAAGTAGATTAAAAGATGTCGGTTCTGGATATAGAAATATCGGTAAGTGGGAAACAGCGGCACTAACACTGATTGATAATAAAGAATTTATTCAAGAACAAGTTGTAGAATATATCAATGCAAATTATCCTGCGATGGTAGGTGCTTATAGTGAAGTTAAAAGTAAAAGAGACACAGGATACATTGTAGATTCTCTTATTAAAGATTTAAGAGGCGGTGGCAATGAATTTGCATTAGAAACCCAAGGTGAATTTTATGAAGGGTCATTAGGTGAAATTAATGAAGCAGGATGTATAGCCGGAATGAACTATATATACACACTTGCTACTTCATTATTAACTGGAGTTACTCCTCCAGTACTGGGTGATAGTTTAGATTATCCAACTGCTGACTTGTTTAATGGATCTGCAGAACCGGATGATTGGGTAGCTGATAAACTTTATCGTGTGGGAAATGTAGTAAAAACAATCGATGCAGGTTTAACTGTATATTACCAATGTAATACTGAAAACACATCAAACGCTATATTAGATGCTCAAGAAGTAAACAGTTATTGGACCGAAGTTAAAGGTCCGCAAGAAACTGTACAATTGTTAATTGGTACTATTACGTTTGCATTTAATGCAAACTACAATCCGCCATTAAGAAATGATCAAATGGATGTATTTTTAATGAACGATGCAACCCGTGTAAGTAATATTACTGTACAGGGGCACGGAGGATTTATGTGTACACTTGATCCAGAAGGTCAAGTTTTAACTAAGTCGCCATATATTCAAGTAGGATCAAGTTTTTCTAAATCACAGAATAAGCAAGTTTTTAGTGGCGGCATGTTTATTGATGCATTTACAGGTAATAGTAGTGTACAAGTTGTTGAAAAAGTAGACAGTTCTAATTTCCGATTAAAAGTTAAAAGTTTACCTAATCAAGGATTGTTTATACGTAAGCCGCAAGTACCTAGTGCGTTTTATATAGACGGTCGCCGTTTCCAAATTAACGCCGTTTCACAATATGATCCTGATTTTGGTACTGCTGAATTAATATTAGACCGTAACTCAAATGACGGTAACGGCTTCACTGGAACTACTAGTTCATTAATTACAGGAATTAATTTAGATACTGTTGGAACATTTGAATTTAATGAAGATAAGTGTGATAGAGACACACGTTATATCTTAGAAGGTATCGGTTACGATGTTGCATTTGGAACAAACTATAACAGTGTAACAAACGGATTAGCATATCGTCGATCATATGCAAATGTAGTGATTGATGACCAATTAACACAAACAACTACAGCAATCGGAGTAGCGAAAGCTGAAGTTGCAGCGTTACCTGAGGTTGCTGATAGTGCAGCATCATTAGCTGATTCAAATGCAGGATTTGATGAAGTTATTGATATAATCACAAACGGAACTGCTAATGCTGATGCTATTGTATACTCAGATCCAGGAGTTGATAGTAACAAAAGATTTGCACGTGAACAATTACAAACAAACAGAACCTTTATCGGAACTGAAATTGATACATGGCTTACTACTACATATCCTACGTATAATGCAGCAGCTGGTTATGTACAAGGAGAGTTACTAACAGAAATTAATTATATTGTTGATGCATTAAGTTATGACATTCAATATGGCGGCAACACTGCTATAAAAACTTTTGCAAGATTCTATTTTGATGATGGAGTAAGTATTTTAACAGCTACTCAAAAGCCTATATATGTTGCTATGTTTACAGAATTAAAATCTATTGTTGAACAAATAATAGTAGAAACATATCCTAGCCAAGATGTAAGTGGAACCGCAGCAACAGCGGCCGAAACAACTGAAATATCTATATTGATGGATGCTATTATAGGTGCTATAAATAGTAACACTCTTTCGGCATTGCCTTTAACAATATATCCTGTTACTTCCTGGGCACCATCTGAAAGAGTTGATGCAAAAAATGATATAGATGCAAATACTGCATTAATTGCTCACAGAACTGTTCAAAGTGTTAACGCACCTTTAGGAGTTACACTACAGACAGCTGGTAACAGAAGTATGCTAGGGAATGACTTTACACAAGTTAATGACTTAGGTTACGGACTTATTTGTGTCAATGGCGCATTATCAGAAATGGTTAGTATGTTTACATACTATTGCTGGACAAGTTACTATGCTAAAAACGGATCAGAGATTCGAAGTGTTACAGGCTCAAGCTGTTATGGTGAATATGGACTAGTTGCAGAAGGGTCAGATCCAAACGAAATTCCTGATACTATTGTATTAGCACAAGATATGACACTGCCAGCGAAAACATTTGATGCAGATCTTATATTAACACTAACTGGAAATATTGAAACAACTGCAACTACACAAATTACGCAATTAGTTACTGGTGCAACAGGCACTGTAAGAGTTGATACTGCGCAAGTATCTGATGGTAGTGCAAGTGGATCAAGGTATCTTTACTTAACTAATGTAAATGGATCATTTGATACAATTAACGAATTAGAAATTACCGGTGGCGCAGGATTCGGCGCAAATAGTGTACCAATTAGTGTTGATACTAGAGGTTACGGAAATGCGCAAGAGCAGTTATCTATACATGTATATGATATGTTAGATCCGCCTAGTAATAGATCAGAGTTTGATATTTTTCATCCAGGCCGCCCTTCGTTTGCAAGATACGAAGCTGCTAATGTTGAAGTAATGCCACATCATGTTGGCGAATATCCATTAATTAATACTACTATTCCAGCAACCTTATCGTCTCCAGGTACGCCTATAGGAGCAATATTTAGTTTATATAAAACTATTACATATGGTTATACTGCATCAATAACAAATGGCGGCAGTGGACATGCAATTGGTGATACATATACTGTTTTGGGCTCAGCACTAAGTGGAACAGATGTTACACACGATGCTGTTATTACAGTTAGTGCGGTAAATGGCACGGGCGGAATTACTGAGGTAACAGTTACAGGAACACCGTTCGTTGAAGAAACAACTCCAAAATATAGCGGTATTGTTTACAAATTAAATTTCTCAACTAGTGATGTAAGATATAGCACTAACGGATTATTAGAAGCAGTAGGTTGGGGAACGTTTATTAACTATAGACGTAACCAAACACATATTCTTAATGATATAGCAAGACCTGATGTATTAACTATACGTCCGAGTACTGCTGTTGTGTTTGACGAAAATCCTGATATAGTTTATCGTTCGATAAGTTTCTTAACTTCAGATAGTATAGGTAATACATTAGAAGATAATGTTGCACAAGCAGGGTTCGACGAAACATATGATTATATTAGATTAATTGTAGATAGAACTAGCGCAGCATTAACTACACATGCAGGTGTAGGAGGAACTACACAAGGAGCTACTATTGGTGATGATGTAATTGCTGTACAAGCAACTGTAGACGCTAATGAAATTTATAGACTAAACAACAACCAAAAAACTCCAGAAGGCAATAGACCCCTTGGATGGACGCCAACATCATTACAGCCAGCACCAATTATATCATGGAATGGTAAAAAGCATTATGTACACAACTATAGAGGTGTCGATGCACTTGGCGCTATCGTTGCGCCAGCAGAAGATAATGCATACGGACTTGTTGATATAACTGAAGTAGGCGATGATATTAATGTATCAGCAGTTGCAGGTTTGGCAGGTCCAGTAGTATTAGGAAATGAAACTGTAACATTGAGAGCTGGTTTAAAAAGCGGAGCAATTGGTAGTGTAACTATTAATATTAGTACATGTCGTGCTACAGCACATGATTTCCTTGATGTTGGTACAGGCGGATTTAATCAAAGTAATTATCCAAATGTTATTTTTGGTCTACCTAGAGAATCAGATCAAGCTAAAGAAGTTGAAGAGCGTACAAAAGGTCGTGTGTTCTATGTAAGTACAGACCAAAACGGTATCTTTAGAGTAGGACGTTTCTTCAGTGTTGATCAAGGCACTGGTACAGTTACATTTAGTGCAAGTCTTGCACTATCAGACGTTGACGGACTAGGCTTTAAGCGTGGTGTTGTTATTACTGAATTTAGTACAGATACAGCAATGACTGACAATGCATCAGATACAGTACCTACAGAAAGTGCTGTACGTGGATACGTTAACAGACGCTTAGGATATGATGTTAACGGAACACCAGTTGCTAACAAAATTGGACCAGGTGTACTTGCTCCAAACGGTTCTGTGCCAATGACAGATGATTTGAACGCAGCTGGCAATACAATTACGAACTTATCAGCTCCAGTGTCAGGCTCAGATGCAGCAACTAAGACTTATGCAGACAGTGCTCAAGCAAATAATGACACTATACCTGATTTTAGAGATACTGAAATAAATGGACTAGTGTATAAAGATCTTGCCCTGCCAGCAGTAGGTCAACAATTAGTTACAACAGGATATAAGAAATTATTCTTAAATGCTGATACAATTGTTGCAGGACCGTTTGAACGCGGTGATACTATTACTGGAACAATATCAGGAGCAACTGGTACACTTGTAGATGCCAGTTCATTAGTAGGATACGAAGGAAACTTAACTTCAATTGTATATATTCCAACATCAGTAATTGACTTTAATACTTCAGATGTTGTAACAACTCCGGGCGGCACACAAGGTACTGTAGTAGATGGTCCAGTTTCAGAATGGGCAAATGCTGTTGCAGGCGCAGACAACGAAATATCATTAACTACTGATAGAATTGTTACACTTAGTGGCAATCAAGTAACATCTAGATACACAGCAGCAAATTTTGTTATTAAGGATAATATAATTGTAGATGCTAAAGTTAAAGCAGATGCGAATATACAGCAAAGTAAATTGTTACTAAACCCTGGAACAACTAGAGCAAATGCAACTGGTATCACACAAGGCGACTTAGGAGTTGCATCATTTGATAGTGGAAGATTTACAAGTGATAATGGATGGATTTCGATAAGACCGGGATCAGTTCCATTAGCAGATATTGAAAATGTTGCTACTGATACTGTACTTGGCCGTAGTGTCGACGGTACTGGAGCAATTAGTGCAGTACCATTTGCTACTGTTATTGACGAAGGCGGCGGACTATTAGATAGTAACTTTACTAGTACAATATTAGCAGCATCTGATTCAGGCGAAGCACTTATTAAGACTGGCGCAGGAACATACGGTATCAGTAATGTTACTAAAACAGGAGAAGTTAATTCAATTGTTAAAACAGATGCAAATGGTAGTATTATTGTTAATTCATTAATACTTGGTGCATCTGGATACGAAGTTATGTCATTAACTGGCGCTGGTAATACTACATTACAAATTAAAACACCTGCACAAGGAACGGTATTAACCGCAGTCGGCGACGGTACTGGCAATCCAAGCGGACGAGTAACTGCTGAATTCTCAGGCAGTGTTAATATAGGCGGTACTGGAATTTCAGAAGGACTGGCGCAAACTGCTAATGTTAGCTTAACTAGTCAACCAGTATTAGGTGTTGATTGGATTTATACTAACTTTATTGAAGCAGCAGGCGAAAGAAGTAATGCAACTACTGGCATTGGTATCGGTAGCGGTACTGAAGCATCGGGTGTAATTTCGATTGTTACAGGTGATACTGGAACTGGCCTAAGTGCAAAACCCTTTATCTTTAGTAAAACAGGTGTTGTTCCAGATGAAGATAATGTTTATAATATTGGTAGTGCAACTAAGAAATACAACAATGTTTATGCAACATTATTCCGTGGCACTGCTACTGAATCATACTACGCTGACTTGGCAGAGAATTATTTAGGAGATAAAACTTATCAAGCAGGCACGGTGCTAATATTTGGTGGCGATGCCGAAGTAACAGAAACAACTAAAAAAGGCGATCATAGAGTTGCTGGTGTTGTATCTACTAATCCGGCACACTTAATGAACTCACACTGTGAAGGTGATAATGTTACTGCAATAGCACTACAAGGGCGTGTACCATGTAAGGTTGTTGGAAAAGTTACTAAAGGTGATATGTTAGTATCAGCAGGCATTGCAGGTTATGCAATTGTTAATAATAATCCAACAGTAGGCAGTGTAATTGGTAAGGCATTGGAAGATAAACTAGACACCGAGCGCGGCGTAATTGAAATTGTAGTAGGAAAGCACTAATGAAAAATAGTACAGTTAATAATTTAAAATCACAAGGTAAAGCAACAGTGATAACTAGTAAGGATGAACAGCCGCGCCAAGTAGTTTCTTCATCAAATAGATTAAGAGTAACTTTTCTAAAGGGTAATAATAATGGCAAAACAAACAGTTAATTTAGGTACAAGTGCAAACAAAGGCGACGGTGATCCGTTACGCACAGCGTTTGATAAAATAAATGACAATTTTAATGAATTATATGCAGGTAATTTTACTGATCCTGAATCAATCGGAACTGCTCTCAAACCAGACACTGATGCAACGTATGATCTAGGTGCTAGTGACAAAAAATGGGCAGACTTACACGTTGCAGATTTTATTTACTTAAATAGTGCTAGAATTGAAGTTACTTCGGGTGGTTCACTACTTGTTAACGGCGCAGCACCTGCGGAAGTGCAAGACACTGTAGGTAGTGTGTTTGGCGATGATTCAACACTACTTGTAGACGGCGTAAACAATATTATTCCTAGTGCAAATATTAGCGGCACAGAAGCAACTAACTGGAATACAGCATATAGTTGGGGAGATCATAGTGTTGCAGGATATTTAACAAGTGTACCGGCACAAACATTCACAAGTTTAACTGGTAAACCTACAACACTTGCAGGATATGGAATTACTGATGCAGCAACAGCAGCACAAGGCGTATTGGCAGCAAGCGCATTACAAGCTGAAACTATAACATTAGCGACATTAAAAACAGAAACAGCAGCAGCAACAGACTTTGCAGACTTTCAAGTTAGGATAGCAGCACTTTAAGCAGATACGATAAATATGTATAACAATAGGAATTAAAGAAATGGCAAATAGATATCCGTTAATATTAGATACATCTGATAGTAATAAAATTAAAGAATTACCAGCTAGTGACGATCTATATTTACGAAACAGTAATATATCAGAAGTACAAAATATTACTGCGTTAGGTACTATTTCAGCAGCACAGTTAACTATAGCAGGTTCAGCAGTATTTGCACAAAATTTTATTGAATTAGATGATGTCCCTAGTACATATTCTGATGCTGGCGGCGCCGTACTAAAAGTTAATAGTGCAGGCACAGGTATAGAATTTGCTACGTTAAATAATTTTGGTGACCTTGTTGTTGATAATATTACAATGAATAATAATATTACTCCAGCAACTAATAATATTGGATCTGTTGGAAGTGAAACTAACAAATTTAATAAAATTTATGCTACAGATGTATACGCAAGTATAAGAGGTAATGACGGCACATTAATATTAGATGCGACAACTAATCAAATTTCATATGCACTAATAAATGGAACACCTACGTCATTATCAGAGTTTACAAATGATACCGGGTTTACTACTACAGCTGATGTTCAAGCTGAAGTTGCAACAGTACTAGATTCGTTAAATGTAGGCAATGTAGATATTACAGGATCAGTATTCGGAGACGATAGCACTATACTAGTCGATGGTGTTAATAATTTATTAAGCACACATAGGTTAGATCAAGTAGCTGCTACTGATGGTCAAGTCTTAACATGGAGTGATAGTGCAGAACGATGGGAACCTGAGACGCCAACTGTTGGAATTCAGTTAGCTTCGTTATCAGTTAGTTCTCCTTTGACACCATTTAGCAATGGCGGAATACAATATAATAATACAACAGGCGAGTTTACTTATCAACCACCCGACCTAAGTCAATATGCACTTATAACAACACTAGTAGATTATGTCGAAGACGCAGAGTTACCTGCTATATTAAGTACAATTACATTAGATGTAGTTACAGATAATAATGCAACTACAACTAATAATATATCAGTAGGACAATTAACTTCTACAAATATCATAAGCGATGTAATAAATTTAACTCCTTTAACAGCTGAACCAGCAAGTCCAACTGATGGAATGATTGTTGCTGCGGACAGAGAAACTTGGGATCCGGCATCTAAAGGGTCAGGAAGAAGTTATCCAGTTTACTACGATGGTGCTGTATGGCAACCTTTATATTAACAGGAATTAAAATATGAGCGAAAAAGAATACATTGTTACGTTGCAAAAAAATGTCAACTATCAAAAATTTGATCAAGAAATGATTGATATCACAGGCGCCGGAGCGATTCCCAAAAGAGCAGTTAGTATTGTACACGCTAGGCCCGCTTCTCAACGAAATACTCATTACATGCTCACTGATGCAGAAGCATCATTTCTTCGTGCTGATGCAAGGGTAATGGCTGTAGAAATTCCACCGGAACAACAATCTGATCTTGTAATAGGTCATGTAGCATCCCAAACAGGTGACTTTACAAAGACTGCCAGCGACAGCGGCGTCTTTATAAACTGGGGATTAAAAAGAATAAATGAAGATACCAATACATACAACGGTAATTTTACTGAAGGTACTTATGATTATACACTAGATGGAAGCGGAATTGACATTGTAATACAAGATAGCGGATTACAAATAGATCATCCAGAATTTCAAGATACTCTTGGAAATAGCAGAGTAGAAGAACTTGATTGGTACACTGCTAGTGGATTAGTTGGATCAATGCCGCCTGGGCATTATACAGATTATGACGGTCACGGCACACACTGCGCAGGTATTGCAGCTGGTAAAACATACGGTTGGGCTAAAAATGCTAAAATTTACGCAGTTAAAGTTGCAGGCTTACAGGGTCCTACTGACCCAAACGGCGGCATTCCTGTTTCAGGCGGCTTTTGTTTTGATGTAATTAAAGAATGGCATAAAAATAAACCTATAGATCCTACTACGGGTGTAAAACGTCCTACAGTTGTTAATATGAGTTGGGGGTATGGTATTAGTTATACAAGTGTATCTACTATACGGTATAAAGGACTAACGTATTCAGGTAGTGCTATCGATACTGCAAATGAGCGCAGCAACTACGGCTTACTTAACATATATGATGCAATTAATAATAGATGGACAACAAATGTACGTGTACCGTCTGTTGACACAGATATACAAGAAATGATCGATGCAGGAATACATGTTTTTATTGCAGCAGGAAATAGAAGTCATAAAATTGATAAAGTAACCGGTGCTGACTATAATAATTATGCTACAACAAGTTCCGGAACTGTTTATTATCATAGAGGATCTAGCCCATACGATGATCAGGCAGTAATCGTCGGAAGTATAGATAGTGCAATACATGCAACTAATGTTGAACAAAAAGCTTTATACAGTGAAACAGGCCCAGGCGTCGATATATATGCACCAGGTACAAATATAATGAGCTGCACTAGTACAATAAACAAATGGGGAGTAGGATCACAAGCGTATCTTGCTACTGACCCTATTTTTAAGCAAACTAATATATCCGGAACTTCTATGGCAGCGCCGCAAGTTGCTGGAGTAACAGCATTATATCTACAAGCAAATCCCGGAGCAACGCCTGCAGAAGCAAAAGCATGGATTTTATCTAAATCTAAATCAAATTTACTATATACTACTAACTTAGATAATGATTATACACAGTATCGAAGTTTAATAGGAGGAGAAAATAAGTTTGTATTTAATACATTTAATAGCGGAATTCAACTTAAACTAGGATCGCAATCAGATGAAGTAGTATTAACACCAACATACATATTGTCTAGTTCTGCAGCTTCAGTTAACGAGGGAGCTTCATTTGTAATTACTCTAGCAACTACAAACGTAATAAACGGAACGAACATACCTTATACAATCTCAGGTGTTTCAAATTCTGATATATCTGATGCAAGTTTAACTGGAAACTTTACTATACAAAGTAATACTGCAACACTTACGGTTAATATATCATCAGATATAACTACAGAAGGTACAGAGTCGTTCGTAATTTCATTAGATGATTTAAATGTAACAACAAGTGTTACAATTAACGATACAAGTCTTACTCCTGTAGGTGCTCCGACATATATTGTTTCTTCAGCTAATAGTGTAAATGAAGGCGAACCTATACAATTTAATGTTAGTACAACTAATGTAGATGACGGAACAACACTATATTGGAGTCTTAGCAATTCCGGAGACTTCGGTGATGACTCAACCGGCAATTTTACAATCACAAGTAATTCGGGTTCGTTTACTGTAACGCCAACAGCTGATACAACTACAGAAGGTGCAGAAACATTTATAGCTAGTATAAGAACAGGAAGCATAATCGGCACAGTAGTCGGAACATCTAACACAATTACAATTAATGATACTAGCTTAACACCAGATTTTATAGCTCGCACAGTTACAGTTGCAAGTGGAGAGAATTCTTACGGAACAGGTAATAAATATTATATTGCTGAAGTAGCTGGAGTTAGTCCTGTATTAAACTTAATCGAAGGCCAAACATATAGATTTGATCAATCAGATTCAAGTAATAATACACATCAACTATTATTCTCCGAAACTCCAAACGGAACTTGGGACGGTGGCACAGAATATACTATAGGAGTAACTAAAGTTGGTACTGCTGGAACTGCCGGAGCGTACACACAAATTTCTGTAGCAGCAGGTGCTCCTACACTATATTACTACTGTATTAATCATAGTGGAATGGGTAGCACTGCAAACACTGTCGCTGGCGCAGCAGTATATTCACTTAGTACAAGTGCATCCTCTTTACAAGAAGGTGAGAAAACAACATTTACACTTAATACAACTAATGTCGGTGACACAACACTAGTTCCATATACAATTACAGGTATTTCATCTAGTGATATGGATACAGGACCAAGGTCAAGTTCTGCAGTTGCAGACACTGTAGGTTATGGTAGTAACTTCTTTACTAGAGAAATTAGAACATCTGGTGTTAGATTAGTTAGTGCAGGTTCAGTAGGTGGACAAATAGCAGTTCCGGATGCGTTTATTGAAAAAGTAGCACGTATGTTCCAATTATTTACTAATCCGTCAGGTGTAGGTATTAATATGAACAAACAAAATCAACTGATTGAAACATTACTTGGTAATACAACATCTTATCACTCACCAAAGCCGACTATACAAAGAATAGCAAGAGGCGCAGGCGGCGACTATACACCAAACTTCTTAACTGATGCAGGTATACGTAGTTGGGGATTAGAACCATTGTTTGATGAAACAGTAAATAACGATATGGTATGGTACTTAAACAGTAGTGGTACTCCTGGAACAGGCGACGAAGATGCACAAGAAGTTATTGAGCACGTATTCCACACACTACACATGCATGGATTAGATGCAGCAACATTAAAAATGTATCCACAAATAAGTGCGGATTGGGCAACTAGTGATTTGTATGCGGCAATGGCGCAAGCCTTTGATGCTGGTAAATGGGATCCAAGCGGATATGCGCCTAACTGGAAATCTGACTCAGGGCAATATGAAGTAGCAGTAAAAGAATACTTGTACTTGTTAAACTTTTGTATGTTTGAATATACAAGTCTTTGGGATGGCGGAAGTCTTGATCCTGAATGGACAGACGATATGCGTACACAATCAGGTATTTTAGCAAATAACCCATTGGGATATGCATTATTTAATACACACATTGGTGATGTTATTAGCAAGCCAACACTTGCAACAATCAGAAGCATATTCCAAGACGGCGACATCGGTGACCCAACTCAAGCTGGCTCATCAGGATATGTAGCAGATACACCGATATCACTAACTGGAAACTTTACAATTATTTCAAATACTTCTGAACTTGAAATCAATATAGCAAAGGACAGGACTACAGATGGTAATGACACACTAACACTAGCATTAGATAATGGCGAAGACTCGGACAATGTTAGTATTACAGATTCAAGTCAAAATATTGGACCATCTTATTATGCTTATCCAGCAATAGATAATGTTGGCGAAGGTAGTGCGTTAACAATTAATGTTGTTACAACAGATGTGGCAGATTCAACACCACTATATTGGACAGTAACTAACTCAGGTGATTTTAGTACATCAAGTGGTATTTTTACAATTACAAACGACACAGGGTCATTTACTGTAACACCGACCGCGGATTCTACAACAGAAGGCGCAGAAACATTCCAAGTTCAAATTAGAACAGGTGGATTTGGTGGAACTATTGTTAATACAACTACTCCGATTACAATTAATGATGTAAGCACCACACCGGTTGTATTTACTCCGGACTATACTATTAATATTTCAAATAGTGGATTTGATTATATTTTGTCTGGTACAGACAGAAGTGGTTCAGTAAGCGGTGTCTATCCAGCACTTTCGTTTAATAGTGGCGACAAAGTACAATTTAATGTAAACGCAGGAACATCAAGTTCGCACCCAGTTTATATTAAAACTGTAGCAGGCGCAGGCTCCGCCGATCAAGCAAGTGGGACTACCGGACAAGGTACAACAACTATTGAATGGACTATAGGAAGTAGTGGAACATACTACTATCAATGTCTTATTCACGGTCCGATGACAGGTAATATTACAGTATCATAAGGAAATAAATATGGCAATACAATTAATAAACATAGGTAATATTGCAAACGACGGAACAGGTGATGATCTTCGTGAAGCAATGCTTAAAATTAATTCAAATTTTGAAGAGATAGATTTAAGAGATGACGAGCAAACAACAGCAAGTAATTTACAATCTAGTGATGACGAAGCAGGCATTTTTAAACAAAAACTTAATTATGACTTACAATTTAAAAGTTTAAAAGCAGGTGGATATATAACATTAACCGAAAGTGATTCAACAATTCTTATTGACGCTGATACAGGCATTCAATCAATATCTGTAGCTGCTGATATAGGAGGATGGAATGTTCCGGACAATAATGCAGCACTAACTTTTACAGGTGGACGTGATATTAATACCTCAGTAACTAACGGTCAAGTAACAATTGAGTATGACGGTTGGGAATCATTAGTTGAAGACACAACACCAGCACTTGGCGGAAACTTAGATGCACAAAATAACAGTATTTCTAATATAAGTTCAATTACAGCAAGTTTAATTAGTGGACTGCATGTCGGAGACACTGTAGGTAATGTCCATAATATCGATATTAGAACTATTAATAAGTATTTCGATAACTATTGGGACTTTGGGGATTTAGGTACTGCATATACTAGTGCAATTACATGGATTATAGATAGCGCAGATGTTGATAATGGAACATTCCAAAATCCAGATATTAGGTCAATTGACCTTGGTATAATTTGATATTGTATTTACGATAAATACTAAAAAGGAATTACAATAGATGTCATCAATATCACTTTGGAATATACAAAGCGGCACAGAAATAGCTACATTAATCGAAAGGTCATCTGTTGATATAGTATTACCTATTTCAAACGGTATTAGTGATGTCGAAATAGAAATTATTAGTGGCAGTCTTCCAACTGGACTAAGAATTGAAGAGAACTCAATTCGGGGAACAGCATACGAAGTATCTCGTGAAACTGTTTTTAATGTAACTCTTAGAGCAACACACTTAGGATACATTGACGATCGCACTCTTAAATTAATAGTTGTCGGTAAAGACGACCCGGCATGGGTTACAGATACCGGACTACTTCCGGTAGGATCTAATAATACATTTTTTATACTCGATAATGAAATTATCGATTTTCAATTAATAGCGTTAGATACAGATTTGCCAGCAGGCGACACATTAGAATTTTATATTGCCGATGGTGACGGAGTCTTGCCACCGGGTATTGTATTATCAGAAACTGGAAAAATATCAGGAACAACTGAACCATTATTATCTCTTGATAAAAGATATGTTTCAGGTGGATATGATTCAGCACCATATGGCGATTTTGTTTTAGATTACGGAGTTACGTCAGGCAATGGATTTAGTAGCTTCTTTTATGATTCACAAGATTACGATTATTCTGAACGTACTACAAGTTTAAGAAAATTAAATAGATATTATCCGTTTAGTGTAACTGTAACCGACGGTGAAACTTTTATAAAAAGAGATTTTAAAATATATATAGTAGGTGATGATTTCCTACGTTCTGATAATACTACAATGTTTGCAAGTTCAGGTGTATTTACTGCTGACACTACGCATCTTAGAACTCCGCAATGGATAACGCCAAGAAATTTAGGCATGCGTCGAGCAAACAACTATCAAACAATTTATTTAGATATTATTGATAATTCTACATTAACTGGTACTGTTGTTTACACATTAGAAGATTTTAATGATAATGGTTCTGTTAGTAAACTGCCGCCCGGGCTAACGTTAGATAACAATACTGGCGAAATAACAGGAATTATTCCGTATCAGCCTGCTATTACACAAGACTATTCATTTACTGTACGTGCTACAAGATTTGAAGGCGATATAGAAACTGTAACAATATTTGGAACTTATTATGAAGATACGCTTTTAGGAGCAACTAGTTTTAAAGTAGGAAAGATTAATGATAACACAGACGATGGTATTAACGATCTAGCAGAATTAAGAAATAGAAATATTTCAATTAATGGAAGATTATATGAAATCACCAATATCGATAATAGAAATTCTTTGTATGATACAATCTTTATAAATGATAGTTTAGCACCGCAAATATCTTTAATAATAAGTAGAGGAATAGAATCAGGCAACGATTATATTTTTGTAAATCGGTTAACTGATGCCGGTAAAGAAAAATATCAAGGTCGAACATTAAATTTTAGCGAAACTGAATCTTATGTAATACAGAATATTGTTCCGTACATTGAATATGAAATCGAACAAACTGATGCAGAAAATGATCCTATTTTGCCAGCTAGCTCTCCACGTAAAATGGAATTAAATAGTAATTTTTATGTAGGAGAGTATGCAATTTATAGTAGTGACACGGGCGGAGATGATGCTATATATAAATGCACAACTGCACATACAATACAAGGCAATGTTAACAATATCACATTTATAGCCGAGAACTGGACCCCAATAGCAGCAAGTTTATCGTTGATGTCCGAGTCTAATAGACTAACAGCAACTAAACAAGCACTAGAAGCAGAATATGGAGGTGTAGCATACATTAATGTTTTAGAAGAAAATCGATGGAGAATATTGTTAAAAAGCACAGCTAAATCTAGAATTTTAACTAATATTAGAGAATTTTTTGCAACAGCAAACGATAGCACACAAATAGGTTTAAGATTAATACGAGACAATGAAGATAGACTAGAACTTGATACTAATTTATTAAATCAATTAAGCGCAGGCAGGAATATAGGTATTGCACTTTTTAGAAAAGAAGCATTTTCTAAAAATATTGCAGTAGTAAGTGACGACGAAGTTGTATTACCAAGTAAAGAAAAAACGTTTGATATTAAGATAATTGGAGAAATTGATAGTAATGTTAAATGGATAACTCCTGCAGACTTAGGATCTATTAATGCTAATTTTAGGAGTACAATAAAACTAGTAGCAGAAACTACTGTTCCGGATACTGCTATGGTTTATACATTAAAATCAGGAAAATTGCCTAACGGAATGTATTTAAATTACAAAGGCGAAATTCAAGGACAAGCTGTTCAGTTTGCTACTAACACTACATCGGGACTAACTACATTTGATAATAGTACTTATAGAATGCCTTTCGATGGCAAACTTCCGGGTGATACTACATTTGATAGAAACTTTAAATTTGTTGTTGAAGCTAAAGATAGATTTAATTATACTGCTATTGAACGTGAATTTACATTAAATATCATAGATTTAGATAATACATTGTACTCTGATGTATATGCTAAACCTATGTTAAAGAAAGATGAACGTGCAGGGTATACGACACTTGTCTCGCAATCAGATGTATTTCCTCCTGAATATATTTACAGAGCAGATGATACAAACTTTGGATTACAAAGACAATTAAAAATGTTAGTATATGCAGGCATAGAAGCAGCTAGTATTAATAAATTTGTAGCTAGTGCTGCTAAGAACCATAAACGTACACGTTATAATTTAGGCGAAGTTAAAAAAGCAGTAGCAATTGATCCGTTATCAAATACGCCTGTTTACGAAGTAATATATGTCGATGTCATCGACAACAATTCTTCAAAAATAAGCAAAACTACTAAAAGTTTTACTGTTAACACACCTAACAAGATAACAGTCGATAGTATGTCATATGAAAAGGCCGATGATAGTTTTAATTCAACTAATGGTGATTCAGCAATACCTGTGTATGGAAGACAAACTGTTAAATTAGTATTTTCAGAATTAGATACAATAAAAATAGAAACTAGAGAAAATGGTAGCATCAATGTAAATGTTGATAATGACGATTTTTTAGTTACGTTAGGTAATGATAGTAGTGCTATTGTAACATTAACTTTAACAGATAGTGAGCCATATAAACTACGACCTAATAATACTAATACTATTAAGGTTGATTCAAATGCTGTAAATGTTAATCAATCTACTGACAATGTGCGGTATATTTCAAATATAGCAAATATGCGAGACAATATTAAATCAATAGGAAAAAATGAAAGAAATTATCTACCTTTGTGGATGCGTACTTCACAAAATGGATTACAAGAGTTAGGTTATGTTAGTGCTGTGCCAATTTGTTATTGTAACCCAGGTACAGCAGACAAAATATTAACTAATATAAAAGCATATGGATTTGACTTTCGGAGCATAAATTTTGATATTGATAGATATATTCTACAAAGGACAGAAGAGAATAGCGAAGAACAATATATTTTATTCGCAAATTATCAATTCAACATATAATTAATATAAATATATATAACAAAGAGGATTTAAAATGGCTGATAGCGATATAGTATATAGTACAATAGACGAAGCATATCCGGTAGCTGGTGTAGATAACGATACACAAGGGTTTCGAGATAACTTTAATATAATTAAAACAGCATTAACTGTAGCAAATGCTGAACTTTCTGATTTCAAAAACTTTGGAGTGAGAAAAGACGTAGCAACTACTTTTGCAGGAACTGCTGTAGTTGATGCTAGTTTAGAAACATGCACAAGTAAGTATCTTAATAAAGGAAATAACGAACCATATATATTAGACGCTATTGTTAATTTTTCTGAAGGTGACTATCAAAGAATAGTTTGCGGAGATGATATTAACATCGAACTAGATAATTGGCCAGCTACCGGACGCTATGCAGAATTAACTTTACAAATACACTCAGACCAGAGCGCAGTTCGTAATCTTACATTTAGTACTGCTAACGGAACAATAAAAAAATCTGCAGACTTTCCGGCACAAGTTAGTATTACTACTCTTACAGATCCGATTATTATTAAATTTTGGACACACGATTCTGGAAATATTGTATATGCTGACTATAAAGGCATATTTGTATAAAATGCTTAATCCTCTTGTTGATAACTTATCAGGTTTTACTGTAAGTGAATTAGAAGACAAAATTGTTGTACTCCAACGTAGATATTTTATGACTACAAATCCCGGAGTACAACATCAAATCTCAAACTTCTTAGAAATCTATCAACAAGAAGTACAAACTAGACGTGCTATTGAATATCAGCGCCAACAAAATCAAGAAAATGGTGAAACAGGACTTGACAGTTTAATTAATGTAAGTTAAAATAAGTATATGCTTATGAAAACTGATGAACTTGGTATCCCGCGATTTACAAATAAAGATCTTATTGATATGATCTACACAGGTCATGCTGACAAGTGTCATGTGGTTCTGTGTGAGCAGTCAGATGATATAGATATGTTTAACAAAGCAATGCAAGAACAAGGCTTTGATAAACTACAAAAGTATATTCCATTAGATGTAGATCAAAAGACTTTTGACGGTGTATGTCAAGGTGAATGGTTTATGCCTGATGAATACAAGAACATGGATGTACGTGATTATGTTATTAAAAAATGTCCAGGCGAATACTTTGAAAGATGCTTTGAAGAACTAAATGAGTTTGAAAAACGAGGCATGGGAAATCTATTACGCTATATGATATATCTTGTAGACTATATGCGTGAGAATGATATTGTATGGGGCGTAGGACGTGGATCAAGTGTAGCAAGTTATGTGTTGTATTTAATTGGCGTACATAGAATCGATTCAATCCAGTATGGCCTGGACTGGCGAGAGTTCTTGAGATAAGTAAGTATATATTTAAAGGAGAAAGATATGTCAAAAGTATCAGCAGGAAGAAAACAGCATCGTAGTATGCGCGGTAAAGTAGTTGACATGGATCTACTACGTAAAAGAAACGAACTAACCCCAGCAGTAGGAAACGCAAAAGTTAATGCTCGAGGCGATGAACTAGGCGCAGGAGGCAAGATTATACGCAATCGTGACGAAATTGTTCAAGAACATTATCAAGGCGCTGCTGTTGACGAAGTAAGAGCAAGCGCACAGGCTGAACCAGAAGCAGTTATAGCAGCTGAGTTGCTTGAAGAAGAACTAGAACTTTTTGAAGATGACGAGTGGGTTGAAGACGAAGACGGCAATTTTGTAAAAAAAGGTGATTAATGGTTCAAAATATTAATACAATTAAAGGAACTCCTCGAGCAAAAGGCGAAGACGTATTAGTAATCGATATGCATTTTGGTGAGCAAGTTACTAAAAGCGGAATTATACTTAGTAATGATGACGGTGACACTAGAGGAATTTATCCACGTTGGGGCAAGGTGTATTCCAAAGGTCCAAACAACAAAGATGAGTTCGAAGTTGGAGATTGGATATTAGTAGCACATGGTCGTTGGACTCGTGGACTAAAAATTGAAACCGAATCTGACGGTGAAATTGAAATGCGTAAAGTTGAATTAGAAAGTATACTAGCATATAGTAAAGAAAAACCGACTGGCATTCAGATTGGTCAAGAGTTTACAGACGGTGAACACGCGACTATTGATCCGAGTGCATTTGTAAACCCTAGCTATTGAGGAAATAATGACAAACGTATTTGAAGATGTAAACAAGTTTGGCACAGCATGTGATCAACCTGCAAGTGAAGCAAACTACAAAATGTATCTTGGTCTTATTGACGAAGAAGTAAGTGAACTTGTAGCGGCTGTAGCAGCAGACGACAAGGTAGAACAGTTAGACGCACTAGTAGATATTCTAGTTGTAACAGTGGGTGCTATTCGTGCCGCTGGATGGAATGGCGAAGCTGCTTGGAAAGAAGTAATGAACACTAACTTTGCTAAGATTGATGCCGAAACAGGCAAAGTACGCAAGCGTGAAGATGGCAAGGTACTAAAGCCGGAAGGCTGGAAGGCCCCTGAACTAGAACAGTTTATAAAATAATTTAATATGTTGCATGTTTTTGGTGATAGTTTTGCGGTTGATATCCAAAATATGGCCGAATCAAACAAAGTAAGAGAAATTAATAAATTACCACAATTTCAAAGTTTAGATAATAATTGGCTTAATATAGTATCAAAGAAATTAACAGGTACTACTATTCATAACAACTATGCAATAGCAGGTTGTTCTAATGAATATATATTTCATAATCTTATGTTACACAAAGATAAGTTTAAGTCTAATGATTGTGTTATTGTAGTTCTTACTGACTATAATAGAAGGTGGTTCTTTGAGCAATCTCCAGAATTTGCTAATTGGACTAATTGTGCCTTTGATCCTAACGTAGTATCTAGAAACCAAACTAAAGCTATTCATCAATACGGAAAACACCTTAATAATGAACTTGCTAATAAAGCAGTATACGATGCAATATTTTGGGCATCTATTAATATAGCAAATCAAGTAGCAAGTAATAATACTAAATTTTTAATTATTCCAGGATTTCATCATATACAAGGAATACAAGGAACATTAGTAGAAATTACTGCTGCTGAATTTGATAGTAAAAATACGCTTGATAAGTATTACAAGAAAACATCTGATGATAGATGGAATCATCTTTCTAAAGCTAATCATGAAATATTAGCCAGTAAAGTTATTGATTTCTTTGAAGATACTAACCATGACATCAATCTTAATAATGAATTTATAAAAAGTATATATAGGAGTATTTAAATGACACTTTGGGTATTTGGAGATAGTTATACAGCCGATGGAAGAAAAACTAAAGGCAGCAACAACTGGCAAGATATAGATAAAACATGGGTAGAATTACTACAACAAAAATTAAATAATCCTAATTTAAATATACATGCTAGCCCGGGTGCTGCTAATGAATGGATTTTTAATGAATTAGTTAAATATCAAGATCAATTTACTTCAGAAGATTATCTTATAGTACAGTTAACATGTTCGTCTAGAAGATGGTTTTTTAAAGATAAACCTGAAATGTCGAACTTTCAATACTCTCCAGCTGTTAATTTATCTAAAAATGAAATAAAAGCATTAGAAAATTATAAAAGATATTTACTTAATGAGACAGCTAATGATGCAAACTATAAAATGTTAGAATATGCATTAAAATTTGTTGCCTTACAGGAAGATGCTCCAAAGATGCTAGTGTTACCAGGATTCGATCCTATTAGAGGTATTATCGGTTCTTTAGGTCATGTATGCTTTGGAGAGTTTGAAGATCAAGAGTTAATAGGCAAATATTATGTAGACCATAAAAATGATCCTCGTATTAATCATATGCACGAAGAAAACCATAAAATTTTGGCAAATAAGATATATAATTACTTCCAAGATTGGCAACCTATCGATTTAACTTCGGATTTTAAGAACAAATTTATTAATAGTTCTAACTATAAAGAAACTTATCAGTTGACTTCTTAGCATTTATATGTTATAGTGTATACTAAAGCTAAGGAGTTTTTTATGAAAATTACACCACAAACAGCAGGCGTAGGTACAACAGGACTTACAGGCATTGCACTAATGACACTACACATTACAGGATTCTTAACAGGATGGGCTTGGCCTATTCTTTACATATTCCTTATTATCTCAGGCATTGGACAAGAAAATAGGAAGGGCTAACTATGGCTACTCACGGAATGATTGACTTAGAAACACTAGACACAAAGCCTAGCTGTACTGTACTAAGTTTAGGAGCAATCAAATTTAATCCATTTGACGATAGTGAGCCACACAGCGAACTATATCTTAAAGTTAGTGTAGACGATCAGGATCGTTTAGGACGTACTACAAGTGATGATACTATTGCATGGTGGGCTAAACAAGATCCTAAAGCAATGGAAGAAGCATTTGACCAAACGGGCGCCGTGACTGTAGAAGAAGCTCTGCGACAGGTCAGCAAGTGGGCAGTAGGATGTGATACTATCTGGGGACAAGGCTACGGCTTTGACTTGACTATTATGGAAGATATGTATCGTATGTTAGGTGTTCCCATTCCTTGGCAGTTTTGGCAAATCAAAGATGCTCGCACACTTTTCGGATGCTGTAAAGTTGATCCACGCAAAGTATTAAAGCAAACTGACTTGCACAACGCACTAGCAGACGCTTACTTTCAAGCAAAAGGTGTGCAATTTGCATACAAGGAACTAGGAGTAACTCGTTGATACGTTGGTATGATTATCCAGCAGCATTTCTAGCCGCAGACTTTATGACTGGACTTATATTCAGTGGTAGTATTTTTGGCGGATTTGCAGCCTACTTTGTATATGGTGCTTGGTCAGATTTTTACTGCCCGTGGAGATTAAAACAAGAAAATGAAAAATAAACTTAAAAATGGAGTAATCTAACAATGAACCCTGTACCACCAGAGCCTGATCTCGAAACACAAAGACTAGTTGATGAATATTTAAAAAAAGGTAATAAGATTACAGTATGTAAAGCTTATGAAGTAACTGAAAACATTGAATATACCGGTGGGTTTTATCAGCGCCGTAAGAAGAAGAATGAAGAAAGTAATAAATGAAGTATGTTATAGATATCGATGGTACTATTTGTAATGAAGTTTTAAAAGCAGATGGAACTAAAGATTACGCACTACACGAACCTATGATGGATCGTATTGCAAAAATAAATGCATTGTATGATGCAGGCCATACAATTAAGTATATGACAGCACGTGGTGCTGTTAGTAAAATTGACTATTATAAACTTACTAACGATCAGCTAATAAGCTGGGGTGCTAAGTTTCACGAATTAAGCGTAGGCGAAAAAGAACATTACGATATTTGGATTGACGACAAAGCGTTTTGGAGTGAAAATTTCTTCCGTGAAACAGGCGAAACATATGAGTGATCATAGATTTATTGCAGCAATGGATCACAGCGGCGGAAGCACAGGTGGTGTATTAGAACGCTACGGACAAGCGTACACAGAAGCAGACAAGATGGAGAAAGTTCATGCTATGCGTCTTAGAATGGTCAACAGTCCTGACTTCAACGACTCAAACATCTGGGGAGCAATCCTCTACCAAGACACAGTCACACGTGGCATGGTTAACATCTTGGATGAAAAAGGTATTGACACGTTCCTAAAGATTGATAGTGGTTGTGACGAAGATGGAACACTCAAACAGTTTCCAGTAAAGCAGATGTTGGAGTTTGCTACAAACGGCATTGGTCCTCGAATCTATGGCACTAAGATGCGCAGTATTGTACATGGTACAGGCATGATTCATCCTGTACTCAAACAACAATTTACCCTTGCTCGTACTATTTGGGAGCATGGGCTTGTACCTATTATTGAACCAGAAGTGCCCATTGATCATCCTATCAAAGCTGAAGTCGAAGACGCTCTTATGTATCACTTGCAAGAGTTCTTAGATGAATATCCAGGCAAGTGTATTCTCAAACTAACGCCGCCAGAAGTGCCCAACTTGTATCACAACCTTACAGTGTTTCCTAATGTAGAACGTGTTGTGTTTCTAAGCGGTGGTTACAGTACAGCAGAAGCATGTAATAGACTAGGACTTAATGACGATGTAACTGCTAGTTTTAGTAGAGCGTTGTCAGAAGGTTTACGTTATGACTTGACTGACGCTGAGTTTGATGCTATAATTAGTAATAATATTAAAATGATAACAGAGGCAAGTGAATGAAAGAACTATGGGTAGAAAAGTATCGTCCTAACAGTGTAGACGGTTATGTGTTTCGTGATGAAAATCAGCGTGAACAGATCAAAGGCTGGATCGACAGTGGAAGTATTCCGCATATTTTACTAAGTGGCAGTGCAGGACTAGGCAAGACAACTATTGCTAAGATTCTTATCAATCAACTTGATGTGCAAGACACTGACGTTATGGTTGCTAACGGATCTAAAGAAGCACGTAAGATTGAATGGGTTGACAAACTTATTACATTCTGTCAGACTATGCCGTTTGGTGACTTTAAGGTTGTGCTGATTGACGAAGCAGACTATATGAACATCAACAGTGTGCAGCCTGCACTACGCAACTTGATGGAAGACTACAGTCATAGTGTACGCTTTATCTTAACTTGTAACTATCCCAACAAGATTATGCCAGCTATTCACAGTCGCTGTCAGCACATGCACATTGCTAAGATTGATCAGGTAGAGTTTACGGCACGTATGGCCGAAATCCTGCTCACAGAGAGCGTACAATTTGAATTAGACACCTTAGATACGTATGTCAAGGCTTACTATCCAGACTTGCGCAAGTGTATCAACACAGTACAATTAGAATCGCAAACAGGTACACTGATTACTAAGAACGCAGATGCGTCAACAAGTGACTACAAACTTGAAATGGTAGACTTGTTTAAAGCAGGTAAAATTACAGAAGCACGTAAACTTATTTGCAGTCAAGTGTTGCCAGAAGAGATGGATGAGATTTATCGCTGGTTGTATGACAATGTCGATGTGTTCGGAAACGAAGAGCAACAAGACTCAGCTGTGCTAATTATTAAACAAGGGTTAGTAGATCATGCGTTGGTAGCAGACCCAGAGATTAACTTAGCGGCGACACTTATTCGCCTAGGACGACTTTAATATATGACTTATCTAGTAACTGACAACTGTATTAAATGTAAAAATATGGATTGTGTAGAAGTGTGTCCGGTAGACTGCTTTTATGAAGGCGAGAACTTTCTAGTAATTAATCCAGACGAGTGTATTGATTGCGGTGTTTGTGTTCCAGAGTGCGGACCCGGGGCAATCTTCTCAGATACTGAATTAGATACTGAAGCAGATAAATGGTATGATATTAATCTTAAATATAGTTTGATTTGGCCAGTAATTACTGAAAAGGGCGAAGCACCTGCAGATGCACTAGAGTGGGAAGGCGTTCCTGATAAGTACGATAACGGATTAATGAGCGAACTACCCGGCAAAGGAAGTTAAATGATTAAAGCAATACTAGCATGTGATGATTACGGTGGTGTAAGCAAAAACGGCACACTACCTTGGCCGCATAACAGCACAGACCTTAAATGGTTTAAAGAAAATACAGCAGGACACGTTGTTATTATGGGATCTACTACATGGGAAGATCCTCATATGCCGCGTCCGTTGCCCAAACGAGTAAATGTATTAGCAACTACTCGTCCTGCAGAGTACCCAGGTGCTGACAAATACATTAGTGGTGATCTAAATTTAAGTGTGCAACGTCTTGCAGAAGAATATCCTAGTTTGATTACTTGGGTTATCGGCGGTCCTAATATTATTGAACAAACACTAGGCGTTATTGACGAGTTTTATTTAAGTCGTATTCCTGGTGCTTATGCGTGTGACACATTCTTACCGTTAAAGAAGATTGAAAGTTTGTTCGAACGTACTTGGACAGAAGAACACCCCGGAGTAACTTTTGAGATTTGGAAGAAAAGGAAGATTAATGAAGCAGTAT